TCAGTTATCCTCATCAAGTCCACAAAGCTCCCTAGCTTTATCTTCAAGGAATTCCCATTCCTCAACTGTAAGATTAGATAATATAGAAATCAATCTGTTCTTAAAACTGTCACTTTCTTCATTAAGAAGCTGCTTAGTCAGTCTTGCGATATCGGCGTTTCTGTCGGCAGGTAGGAACATTTCACCTGTGCCAGCTCTCAGCCAGTTCTCGCTCACATTGAATTCACGGCATATAAGAGAAATAACTGAATCGGCTGGTGTATTTCTGCCGATTTCGTAGTTGGCAATAGCTCCTCTTTTAATTCCAATTCTGTCAGCAAATTCCTGTTGCGTTAAGTCTAAACTACGTCTTAATTTTTTAATTCTTTCATTCATTAGTCAATATCCTCATCAAGTCCACACAACTCTCGCGCTCGTCTCTCTAGGAATTCCCATTCATCAACCGACAGGTTAGCCAGCATAGAGATGAAACGATTTTTAAAGCTATCATCTTCCTCATCTAACAATTGCTTAGTAAGCTTAGCAATGTCAGATTTGCGGTCACTTGGCAAAAACATCTCGCCTGTACCATTCCTTAGCCATTCCTCATTAACGTGGTACTCCCTACAAATATCTAAAATTGTTCGGTCAGAGACGTTTTTTTTCTTATTTTCGACTTGGTTAATAAAATTCCTTGATAAACCTAATCTTAAAGCAAATTTCTCTTGGCTTTCCTTGCTTACAGCTCTAACCTTAGATATTCGGCTATAAATATCCATTTACAATACCTCCTTTCGTAAAAGCATAATAACATATAAAAGTTTACAAGTCAACATAAAAAAGCTTGACATACGTTTACTTGTGTGCTATTGTATGTTTACAAGGAAACAACGAAAGGAGTAAACAACAAGAAATATGAACATAGAAAAAATAAAGCGACTTATAAATACGAACTTTAGAAATAAGGTAAGCGTAAAAATAAGTTACACATTCTCTGGCAGCAGGAAAGAGGTAAAGATATGAAAGTAAGCACAATAGAGGAAATTCATAAAGTACTTAAAAGTCAAGCGGAAGCAACTAATGCAATATATCTTAATTTTAGAGAAGAACTTAGAGAGAGATATAGCACTATCTGGCTTGATAGCGTAGTTTCAGATGAAGAAGCAAAGGAACTTGAAAAGAGGAAAAAAGAAAGCTATAAAGCTTCTGACTTGCTTGAAGAATTTGAGCAGAATGAGTGGTAGCAGGAAAGGCGACAAATGAAGATAAAAGCATTAGAAAGGACACACAGGCTTCTTGAAGATAATGCGAAGAATAGCCGAGAGCTTGTGGAAGTAACAAAAGAAGAATACAAAAGAAAATACGACACGAGCTATCTTGACGGCGTACTTTCGAGTAACGAAATAAGAATACTTGAAAGAAGAAAATGCAGATTGCGAGAAGCAGAAGAAGCACTGAGAGTGTTTGAACAAATGGAATTTGACGAGAGGAAGTGATGAATATGCAGGAAAGAGAGAAAAAGATCCTTGAAAACTTTGCCGAGATTATCCCGAAGCTGAGTGAAGCAGATAAAAGTTACCTGCTTGGATTGGGAGAAGGTATGTTAATTAAAATTGAAATGCCAAAAAAAGAGCTGACCACGAAAGCAAAAACGGCGTAGGAAAGGAATAAAGGTAAAACGCTGGTAGCAGGCATTATAGGAGAGAAAACAAAATGGATAAATACCGCTTATACAATGATGTATGCCGCTATATTCTAATACTTATATTATTAGGTGGTTTAATAGCAGAAGTTACACATTGTTAAAATATATTAAAAATAAGAGAGGAAACAAAGAAAATGGCAAAATTAGAAGTAACAATTGAGGTAGCAGATGACAATATTCTTGGATTAATGGCAAAAGTTAATGAAAAGAGGAAAGAGCTAAATATAGCAATAGGAGAGCTAGAAAACTGCTTTACAGCTAAGTACGGCAATATGTACAGCAATGTAGCAGAAGTTAAAGAGGTAACAGAGGAAACAAAATAAAGCCCCAGCGAAAAACGCTAGGGCTTGATAGAATTAAAGATTATTGAATTCTATCTTCTGGCTTGCAATATTCATTGTGAGTGTCCTTGATAGCAATTTTAAGGTGGTCGAAAAGCATTAAAGTACTGTTATCGAGAGCACCAGAACAATGATTATCCACTTCGTTTACAATGTTATTGTAAAGAGTTTCGAGAATTTGCAAAGAGTTCCCCATATTATATGTACCTCCTCTCTTATTTTCTAATTGCGATTATAAGACAGGGGTGCATAAAAATAAAGAGGTGATAAACACGGACAGAGAGATTAAATATAAAACAACGACTAAAGAATATCCAGACGGTAGCAAAGTAATAAGCCACCGCCCGATTATAACAGAAGAAGAAAGAGCGGCGGCGTTAAGAAACCTAAAAACAGCAATGGAACACTGTGCACGAGAGCTTTATAAAGCTAAGAAAGAACCAGCTAAAGAAGCAACAGCATAAAAAGGAAAAATAATGAAAAAGAAAGAAGACAGAGTAAAAAAGGAATACATATGCAAAACCTGCGGCAAGATAATAGAGCCAATGAAGTTTTCTATGGAAGAATACGCATACAAGAGAAGCTCTGTACACAGCAAAACAATATACTACTGTAGCTACAAATGTATGCGCACGGCACTACTTGCAGATGAGGAAAAGAAGAAAGCTAAGAAACTGGCAAGGAAGAAAACGACAGCAATAGTATAAGAGGTATCTAAAAGTGAATGAATACTACTGGAATTTACTAAATGCAAGAGAGAAAAAAGAGATTGCCAAGCTGGCAGAAACAACAATTGACAGCAAAGAAGAACTCGCGTACATATGTATACTACATTGCGACCTTAATACAGAAGTACTTGCAAAGCTGGCAAAGATAGCAGATGAGACAGGGTACTCCGTAGAAGAAGTAGCACAACAAGCGCACGCAATGCATATAAAAAACAGAATGATTAAAGAGAGGAGCAAAAAAGATGTACGTTATAAGAGAAAATAAAAAGACAGGCGAGAAAGAATATTATTACACACCGGGAATAAGGAAAAGAAAAAGCAAGCTGTCTAAAATTAAACAGCTTGCAAATAAGATAACAAGCACACAGCTTGCACTCTATAAAGGAGTAAAATAAAAAAACTAGCCTTTACGAGCAACGAAAGAACAACTTGACGCCTTGTCAGCGGCAGAGAGCTTAGCAAGAATAGATTTACAAGTATTTATAGAAGCACGTATGTCAGAGAGTTCACGCTTCGGGATATTGCCACTAGCAATATCTTCTTCTAAACAATCTAACTCGCTATCAACTGCGGCATACAGTGCCGCACACTCTCTGCTGGTTAATTCGATAGTTACATTAGCAGGCACAACAATCACCCCTTTCAAGGGGATTATAACACGAAAACGGCAAGAAAGGAAAGAGAAATGTATAAAATATATAAAGCAAAAAGGATAAACAGCGATGAATATATCGTTGGTGAATTATCTATAGCAAAAATTGCAGGAACAACGCAATTAAAATACTTAATAAATCCAGCGAATGAAAACGGCGTATATTACGAAGTTAAAAGCGACACCCTGCACAAAAGCACGGGCACAACAGATAGAAAAGGCAATCTTATTTTTAATGGTGATAAAGCATTATACATAGATAAAAGAAAAGAAAAACACTTGTGTGCAATTGTATGCTTAGCGACAACTGAAAAGGTGCAGTACGGTGCGGCACTTGAAGAAGAACAGAAGTTATATATGTGCCTGCCACCCTCTGGAAAGTGCAAACAGATAGAGTTAATTAAAGAAGATAACTGTAATTATTGCACGCACACAGAAAAAAGCACAGACAGTGAGCCTTGTTGCAGGTGCGACAACCCTTGCAACAAAAATGAAAATATAATCGAAATACGCACTCAGATGAGCGTACAAGATTTTAGCAAACTGTGGGTTAATAAATTAATTTTAGGAAAGAAGTAACATATTAATAAGAGACTCGCACAATAATATCACACAAATAAAGGGGCATATGCCCCTTTAAACATAAGGAGTAAAAATGGCAGAATTCGGCAAATACGCCGCAACCGCAAAGCCCTACATAATTAAAAACGGCGAAAAGATATTAAAAGTCGCAGAGCCATATTATTGCCACGAGAAAAAAGTAATAAGAGCATATTGTCCGCATTGTGGAACAGAGGTTAACCGCCTATGGGAAATAGACTATTGCGGAGACTGTGGCGGTCGGATTAGCTGGCGTGATCTGCGCGTAGAAGGTTACGGAGACATAGACTAATTATAGAAAAGGAGAATAGGACAATGGAAGTATAGGAAATGTTAAAGAAATTAATAGAGGTAGCATCGCAAAAGGACGTTTTAGAAAAGTATTTATATATATCTTTAAGACATAAAGACCGCTGCGATGACGAGATAACAAGACCAAACAAATATCTTGAAGATATTGATGATGTTATGTCTTTAGAATTAAATACATCAGATGGCTGCATTGGCAGATTAAGCGTGAAAGAGAAATTTCTGCAAAGGGCAGGACTGAGCGTGGAAGCTGCTTGGGAGATAGCAAGAGCTAACACAATTAATAAAGAGGCTATAAATCCGTATGCAGAAGAGCTGATACAGGCGGCTGAAATCGCTGAAAATGATTTAGAGCGCATAAAAGAAATTAAGAAAATTATAAAAGAAGTATGCGGCAATATGATAGTTATAACAAGCACGAATAAATGTGATGGTGCTGGCGCTATATATGCAACGGAGAAGTTGAGACGATTTGCAAATGGCAGCAGATTATTAATAATACCAAACAGCATACACGAGCTTATAGCTATGAGATATAAAGACAATATGGATATACCTGAGTTTAATGAATTAATAAGGACTATCAATAAGACTGACCTAGGTAAAAATGAGGTCCTGGGCGATAGAGCCTATGTTATCAGTTTATAAGAAGAGTTGTAAATAAGAGGTGTAAGAATGCAGGAAATAAACAAAGTAAATATTACGGGAATAATGATAGGTGTTGGTCATACAGATGAAGTGGCTGGTATTCCTTTTAAAGGACATATATTAACACTGTTATTGCAACGCACTAATGACAAAATAGATGAGGTTATAGCTGTAATCAGCGACAACATTAATAATAATATAGATAGAATTGGAGTAAATATTCCAGTGTCTATACAGGGAGAGATACAGACAACCAGAGACTACCGGAATAACAAAGTGTATAAATATGTGCTTGTGGACAAGTTTGAAATTTTGGAGCTTGATGAATTTAGTTACTCTAACCATATAAAATTGTACGGAACAATTAAACATATAGCATATAGGAAGCTAAATGCAGGAGTAAAGATAACAGATTTTAAAGTGGCTGTAAATAACAGACTTACAGGAAAGATTTGTTATATTCCCTGCGTGAGCTGGGGCGAGAATGCCGACCTTGTAAAGAAATGGAAGAACGGCGATACAGTATATCTTCACGGCAAAATAAGAAGCAGGGACTACATAAAAGCCACAGAAGAGGGCGATATTGAAGAAAAAAGAACATATGAAATAAGTGTTGATAGTATTAAAAGAATAAATACACAATAGATATAAAAATAATGTGCAGGTAAAAAAACAACAGATGGCACTGCAATGCCATCTGTTGTATGTGATGTGCTATATAAAGATGAAATATTCATCAGATACATCTTACAACATACAGCCTTATTAGTCAAGTAAAATGCTGGGTTAAGCCCACATTTAAACACTTGATAAAAGTATTAACTTACCGACACATTATATTTATATATACATAAAAATATGATGAGGTGGGTTGGATGTATGCCGTATGTTAAGAGAACGACTAAAGCTGGAAAAACAATAGAGATAGAATATTATTACACTTCCCAGTACAACAGAAAGGGCAGAACTAAAAGAGATAAAGTTAAAGCTACAGAAGAAGCACAAAAAAGAATAAACACCAAACAGGCAGAAAGAAAAATCCGTCTGCTGATGAATAATAACTTCGGTTATGGTGATTTCCATTTAGTCCTTGATTACATACGACATAAAGGTGAGCAGGACAGAACCCCCGAACAGATGAAGAAAGATATACAGATATTCTTGCGTGAGTGCCGCAAAGAATACAGAAAGCACGGCTTAGAATTTAAGTACATACACGTTATGGAGATAGGCAAAAGGGGCGCACGACACCACCATTTAGTTGTAAACCACATCGACCCCCAGATATTACAAAAAGCGTGGTACAAAGCTTATGAGGGACATAACAGAGTTAAGATATTCCCTCTCGATGATAGCGGACAATACAGCAAGCTTGCCAGCTACTTTATTAAGTATACAAGCGAACACCTAAGAGACGAAAACGGCAAGAGATTGCAAGGCAAGCGTTGGAACGCAAGCAAAAACCTTGTTATGCCAGAACCAGATTACGAGATTATTACAGACAGGCTGTGGTATCGTTGCGAAGCTAGAGCACCCAAGGGTTACTACATCGAAAAAGACAGCATTGAAAAGGGTATAGTAAGTCCGGAGTATTACGGTTATGGATATTACAGATACAGGCTTGTACAGCTTGATGATATGCAGGAGAAGAGAAGCAGAAAACGAGGTGAAAAGAATAAATGCGTAACGTAAGAATAGATAACGAAGCAGGAGCACAGGAAATATTATTCCAATGGGCGGAATACCAAACAAACAAATATCCAGAATTAAGATTGCTCTACCACATACCCAACGGTGGCAAGCGAGACAAAGTAACAGCAATAAATCTTAAACGACAGGGCGTAAAAGCTGGCGTACCAGATTTGTTTTTACCTGTAGCAAGGGGCGGCTTCTTTGGATTGTACATAGAACTTAAGGTTGGCAAGAATAAAGCCACAGCATTACAAAAGGAATGGCTATACAATCTAAATAAACAGGGATACTTTACTGCGATTTGCTACGGCTGGCAACAGGCGGCTGAATTACTAACAGGCTACCTAAATGGACAAATTAACACATTAAGGAATTGTGCAGAAAAAGCAGATACAGAGAAAGATAACAATAACGGCTGGATACCTGTTGTTTACCACGATGTTACAGAAGAAGAAAGAGAACGCGAAAAAATACCGAGCGAAATAACATATATATTAGATTGTCCATTGCCAGAGAACGGCGAAGAAATTATTGTAACGAATGGTAGAAGTGTGTGGCAAGATACAAGCTATGTAGAAGATTGCCATTATTTGGACAGTGGAGAGAGTTGGAGATATATTACTGCTTGGCAACCAATGCCAAAGCCTTACAAAAAAATAAAAGCAGAAAAACAAAAGGAAAGAGGCAAAGAAAAATGAAAACTATTAGCGTGATTAATTTAAAGGGCGGCGTTGGCAAGACATACACAAGCTATAACATAGCTTATGAGCTTGCTAAGAGAGGGAATAAGGTGCTTGTTATAGACAACGACAAACAAGGAAATATAAGCAAGATATGCAGTGCTTACAATGCAGACGAAATAAGTGCAACAGCTAAAGCACTAACAGGAGAATACAATGATCCACAGGAGCTTATAACACACGCAGATTACAGCATAGATATAATAACAGCTAATATGTCGTTAATGGCAGCAGTCTGGCAGTTAGCAACAAGCGAAGACGACCAGATAAGTGCGTTTGAAAAGTTAATAAATTCTAATATAGGCGAAAAGTCTTTAAAAGAAGTGTACGACTATCTAATAATTGACAATCCACCAGATATTGCATTTAATGTCATATCTGCGTTAAAGATAACGGACGAGGTAATAGTACCTGTAAAAATTGACGAGTGGTCTCTCGAGGGCTTAGAGATAATAAGCGAGCAGGTGAAAGAAGCGAAAAGAATAAATCCAAAGATAAAGTTATTAGGTACGCTGATAACAATGTACAGAAATGATAATAGCAATGTTGTGGGCTTAAAATGGTTGCAGGAACACAGCAATGTTAATGTGCTGGGGACAATTAGATATACAGCCAAAGCAACAGAAAGCACATTCTTCAACAAGCCAGCATACGAGTATAGCCCTCTTTGCGGAGCGGCACAGGACTATAAGAAGTTTGTTACAAGATATTTAGAGGAAAGTGAGGTAAAGAAAAATGGCTAAATTTACAATGTTAGATATTCTTAACGCACAGAGCAAAAACAGCACAAGCACAAAAGTAGAAAGCTACACAGAAATCTACTTAAATCCTAAAGAAGTAAAACCAAGTGCAACCAATTTCTACAGCCAGAACGACATCGAAGAGTTAGCTGACAGCTTCCTTACTGTCGGACAGCAACAGCCGACAGTCTTAGCAAGAATAAATAACGAATACCGCATTGTGAGCGGACACCGCCGCAACCTTGCTAATTGCTTATTACTGGATAGAGGACATAACGAATATGAGAGAGTCCGTTATCTGTATAAAGATATGACAGAAGCAACATTCGAACTTAGCTTGCTAGTAGGGAATGCTTTTAACAGAGAGCTTACACCATACGAGAAAATGGAACAGGCGGCACGCCTTAAGAAAGCATTAATAAGAGCCAAGGAAGAGGATGGTTTAGAAATACAGGGAAGAATGAGGAATATAATCGCCGAAACCCTTAAAGAAAGTACCTCGAATATTGCCAGAATGGAGCAGATTAATAACAGTCTTAGCGACAGCGCAAAAGAGCAATTTAAAAATGGCAATATGGGAATAACCGCCGCATACGAGACAAGCAAGCTTACAGAGGACGAACAGGAAGCAATTGCGGACAGATATGCGAGTGGCGAAGACGTTAGAGCTAAAGAGATTGCGGAAAAAGTAACAGAGAAAAAAGCGGCAGAGAAAGCAAAGAAAGAAGAAGCAAAAGAAAAAGAGAATGTGGCAGCAGATGAATACAGAACACCGCACCCAGAAAGCATAACAAGCTTGTGTTATAGCTGTTTAAATTACAGCACTTGCAATGTTAAAACATCTACCTGTAAGAAATGTGACGAGTATATTAATAAAGCGGAAGCAGAGAAGACAGATGAACAGCGTTACAATGAAGAACAGGATAAAATTGATAAAGAGACAAAAAGAAAGTTACAGGAAAGAGACAGAGAGAAAGCACTAGACAAAGCACTACAGCCGCAAGAGAAAAAAATACACGAGTTAAAGCTGTCGACACAGTCCTATGAGGACGTGGCAAAAGGCAGAAAAACATTTGAATTACGAAAGAATGACCGCAATTTTAAGACAGGCGACAAGCTCCTATTAAATGAGTGCCTTAGTGGTGACTACACAGGCAGATACATAGAAGCAGATATTGTGTATATGTTAGAAGATTACAGTGGCTTAAAAGATGGATATTGTATCTTAGGTATTAAAGTTGTAAATGTGTCCGATTCGGACACATAGATAAAAGGTCAGATAAGTTTATCAGATTTTTAAGAAAATACTTGACATATGGTACACCCTATGATAATATATATATGTAAGGAGGTGATACCGATGAAAGGCAATGACTTTAAGACTTGGCTGGTCGGAGCATTAACGGACTTGGGAATAGGAATTATACTTCTTATTCTTGATAAGCTTCTAAGTTAGCTTAGAAGTAGGGACAGGGCGAAAGCCCTTTCCCTTTAATTAATATATCACAGAATATTATTTTAAGAAAGGAGTAAATATATGCTGTTTAAGTTAGGAGTATTTTTTATAGCTATAGGGATAGCAAAGTTGGTTATATATTTTGTTGGGAAAGGAAGAAAAAATAAATGCCAGTAGGAAGCCCAAACAATCAGACAAAAGCATCTAAAAAATATCAGGATAAAGTAGGCTATGTATCAAAATCGTATAAACTTAAAAAGGATATTGTGCAGGAGTTTGCTGATAAGTGCGAAAATAATAATAAAAGTCAAGCTTCGGTCATAACTGAGCTTATGAAGTTATACATTTCTGATAAGATTATGTTATAATAAAACAAAAGTAATAACGAACAAAAGCGACTTTTATAAAGGCGAGAAAATGGATAAGGAGATTGAGAATATTATAACGGCTGCGGTGGCAGCAGGCATTAAGCAATACAAAGAAGAACGCAAGGAAGAAGTGAGAGCTAACAAGTATCACGATACTTACATCTTAATGAAGAATTATAGAAGCGCTAAGTATCACGCTGAAAACGCTGTATCAGACAGCTCACAGCTTGGTAGTGAATTCTTCGGGCGTGATGAGCATTTAGATAGTGTGAGGCACACGCGAGCGCAAACAATGCTAATGCTTGCACATATAGATAACGTTTTGGCAGAAATGAAAAGACGGCGCGAAGAGCAGGGCAGAGGAATAGAGTACACGGCGTTTAGAATGTACTTTATTGACGGCATTGATTACGCAGAGATAGCTGAGAAGTTGAACACAGGAAAGAACACGCCGAGGCGCTGGATAAGCTCTATCATAGATGAAATGGGTGCACTCTTGTGGGGATACGAACTTGAAAGACTGGGCTGAGAGCTTCTACTTGAGTAAAAGGTGGCGACAGACAAGAGATGATTTTTTGAAGTCTAAGAACTGGACGTGTGAGCGCTGCGGAGAAGCAGCAACAATAGCTCATCACCGCATATGGCTCACGAAAGAGAATATTAACGATGTTAATTTAACTCTGAACTGGAAGAACTTAGAAGCACTGTGTCAGAACTGCCACAATGTCGAACACCACTTTAAAAAGCGGAAGCAAAAGAGATATATAATTGATGAAAACGGCAACGTACTACCGCCCCCATTGTGACGACTGGGGGCGGTCTGAATATAACCGAGTGTGAAGCCAGATTTAACTCTGCAAGGGTCACGCGCGTGCGGTGTAGTATGGGGGTGTGGTGTGACATAGGGAAAGCGTGGTAAAAAGTTGGGGTTTACTTAGGAAACTCAAAGAAGTAAAATAATAGCGTGAAAGAGCGAGAAGCAAGCTGATAACAGCATTAAGCTTCTTGCTCTTTTTGTATTCTGTATTAAATCCCCTATACCCCAGCGCGAGAGGGTGCTGGGGTGAAAAAACAATAAAAGGGGGCATAAAATGGCACGAAAAAAGACAAAAGAAAAGCAAATTGAAGACGAAAAAAGTCGCTTAAAAGGCATTTTTAAAGATTTAGAAGAAAACAAACGCGAACTTGTAACACCACTAATTGAAAAAGCGGCGTTTATTTCTGTGGAGTTAGATATATTACAAAAAACTCTACAGGAAAACGGCTGGACGAGCGAGTACAAAAATGGTGAAAACCAGTATGGAACTAAAAAAAGTCCAGAGGCAGAAACGTATGTAGCACTGATTAAGAATTATACTGCAATTATAAAGCAACTAACAGAGCTAGTACCAGCCAAAAAAGAGAAGAGTAAGCTGGCAATGCTGAGAGAAGAATAATTGCAAGAGATTAATTACATACAAGAGTATTACAATGCGATAACGACAGGTAAAGTTATTGTCGGCGAGTGGATACGCAAGTTGTATGAAATCCTAATTAAAGGACTGGAGAGCGGCGAATACATCTACAATGCAAAGAAAGTAAATAAAGCAATAAGATTTATAGAGAATTTTTGCCACCATAATAAAGGCAGGAATGACCTTATTAAGCTTGAATTGTGGCAAAAAGCTATTATTGCCGCGATATTTGGCATTGTAGACGACAGCGATACAAGAATTTTTAGAGAAGTCTTTATTGTAGTTGCAAGAAAAAATGGAAAGAGTTTATTTGCAAGTGCGATAATCGCTTATATGGCGTTCATCGAGCCGGAGTATGGACAGGATATATACTGTCTTGCTCCAAAACTCGACCAAGCCAAGATTGTATACGGCAATTTCTGGGAAATGGTTAAGAGCGAACCAGAGCTAAAAGAAAATGCAAAAAAGCGCAGAAGTGACATATATATTGCAGATTATAACAATACAATACAACCTATCGCTTTTAATGCCAAAAAAAGCGACGGATTTAACCCAAATTTAACAGTTTGCGATGAAATGGCGGCGTGGTCGGGTGACGCAGGACTTAAGCAATATGAAGTTATGAAGTCCGCCTTAGGTGCGAGAAAACAGCCTATAATTCTAAGCTTGTCGACTGCTGGATACGTCAATGATGGCATATATGACGAGCTGATGAAACGCTCAACTGCTTTTCTTAAAGGCAGAAGTAAAGAACGCAGATTATTGCCATTCCTCTATATAATTGACGATGTTGAAAAATGGGACGACATAAAAGAGCTTATGAAGTCCAACCCAAACCTTGGGGTGAGCGTACAGCCAGACTTCTACCAAGAAGAAATTGCAGTAGCTAAAGGTAGCCTGAGTAAGAAAATAGAATTCTTAACAAAATACTGCAACATTAAACAGAATAGTTCTGTAGCTTGGTTAGATTACAATGTGGTTGATAAGGCGGCGGTGGACTATACGCTCGAAGACTTCCGCAACTGCTATGGAGTTGGCGGTATAGATTTATCGCAGACAACCGATTTAACAGCCGCTACAGCACTAATACAAAAAAAAGGCGAGTTGTATGCGTTTACACAATTTTTTATGCCAGCAAAGCGAATGGAAACATTACAAGCAGTGGACGGCGTACCTTATGGAATTTATGTAAAACAGGGCGTTTTAACCCTGTCGGGAGAGAGTTATGTAGATTACAGAGATGTATATAACTGGTATGTAGACTTAATAAAGAAATACAAGATAAGAATGTTAAAAATTGGATACGACAGATATAGCGCACATTATCTCGTAGACGATTTGAAGAAATTCGGCTTCCACACGGACGACGTCCACCAAGGGGAAAACCTAACCCCTGTCATAAGAGAGTTTGAGGGGATAATCAAGGATGAGAATTTTAAAATATGCAATAACAACTTGCTTAAAATCCATTTCCTTGATGTGGCGATGAAGCAGAATCTCGAAACTCGTAGAATTCGCCCAGTCAAGCTCGAACCTAAAGCACACATAGACGGCTTCGTGTCCGTGATAGACGCTATGACAGTAAGACAAAAATATTGGAAAGAGGTCGGCGCGTTGTTAAAAAATGAGAAAGTGGGGTGATAATATAGGAATATTCGATTATGTTTTTGGAAAAAAGAAAAAAGAAAAACAGCTAATAGATAAGTATTTTACTTTATTGAGTGGTTATAGCCCTGTCTTTACAACATTTGACGGCGGCGTGTACGAAATGGACTTAACAAGAACAGCAATTAATACATTCGCTACACACTGTAGCAAGCTGAAGCCTGAGATTGAGGGCGAAGCACTTAAACACTTAGAAAAAACACTACAGTTTAAACCAAATTTTTTTATGGACACAACCAAGTTTCTGGCGAGGGTAGCAACAATTTTGGAATGTGAACATACTGTATTTATTATCCCGATTGAGGACAGATTTGGCGAGCTGTGCGGCTGGTATCCTGTCCGCCCACAGTTCTCGGAGTTGATAGAGTATGACGGAAAGCCTTATTTGCGCTACCACTTCGCGAACGGCGAAAAGGCGTGCATTGAATACGAAAAAGTAGGGGTACTGACAACCCACCAGTATAAGAACGACATTGTAGGCGAAGATAACGACACCCTACAGCCAACCCTACAGTTAATACAGACAAGCAACGAGGGAATTATCAATGCTGTTAAGAATTCTGCTAATATCCGCTTCTTAGCAAAGATAGGTAATATCTTAGCAGAGGAAGACATAAGAGAAGAAAGAGACAGGTTCACAGCCGAAAATCTGACAGCAGATAATAAAAGTGGCTTACTTGTCTATGACAATAAATTTGAGGAGCTTAAGCCGATTGAAAGCAAGCCCTACACGCCTAACGCCCTGCAAATGCAACAGATACAGGAAAATGTCTGCACACACTTCGGGACTAATATGGACATATTACAAAATAAGTTTAACGAAGAAACGTGGGGCGCGTATTACGAGGGCAAAATTGAACCTTTTGCTCTACAACTATCTCTTGTTATGTCTAATATGTCTCTGTCCTTGGAACAGCTAGCAGATAATGCAATAACATTTAGTGCGAATAGATTACAGTATGCCAGCAATGCAACAAAATTACAGGTAAGTACACAGCTATTCGACAGAGGACTAATAAATAGAAATTCTGTAATGGACATCTGGAATATGCCGCACGTCACAGACGGCGATAAATACTATATTAGACGAGAATACACAGAAGTTAATCAACTCAACAATGACGAGCTGATTAATAATAACAATAACGAAAGCAAAGAACTGGACAGCGAAGATAATAAAAAGCAAGCTGAGACAGGCAATAAGGAGAATGGCAAAAGTAACAGTGAATAAAGAGTACAGAAGTATCACAATGCCGCTTACTGTAACGGCAACAGGGCAGAAGCTTTTAGAAAGCGAGTACTACGTTGAGGGCTACGCTACAACATTCAACAGCCCTTACGAGTTGTATAGGATTGGCGACAAAAAGTACTATGAAGTAATAGACAGGCACGCGCTTGATAATGCAGATATGAGCGATGTTATTATGCAGTACGACCACACAGGTCGCATATATGCTCGAAACAGCAACAATACATTACTGCTTAATATTAATGACAGAGGATTATTAATAGCCGCAGACTTAAGCAAGACACAGCTTAGCAGAGAGCTGTATGAAGATATTAAAGCAGAAATGATAAACAAGATGAGTTGGTCTTTTATCGTAAAAAAAGACAAATACGATAAAGCCACAAGGACAAGAACAATCCTCAAAGTAAGCAAAATCTACGATGTTAGCGCGGTAAGCGTTCCAGCAAATGACGATACAACAATATCTGCAAGAGATTACTTTAACGCACAGCGTGAAAAGGAACAGCAGATGATTAAAAGAATTGAGGCACTAAAAATATTAAGTACGATTTAAAAAAGGAGAAAAAATGAGATTAAAAGAAATTGAACAGAGATTAGCGGCAATCAAGGAAGATATCGAAAAAAGAGCAACTGAATTAACAGCAGAGGAAATAGCAGGATATGAAACAGAAGTAAAAGACTTACAGGAAGAACGTACACAGCTGTTAGAGCAGCAGGAAAAAAGAACAAAGTTACTCGCTTCCCTTGCGAATAACGATATTACAGATACAACAAGCGGAACAGTACCGACTATTGTACAAAGCTTTAAAGAAAAGAGAACAGCCGAAAATCCGACAGATACTAAGGAATACCGTACAGCGTTTATGAATTTTGCGTGTCGCGGTACAGCTATGCCGCTGGAAATGAGGACAGGTGAGAACACAACAGTTGCAGATACAGGCGCGGTAATTCCTAACACAATTATGCAGGAAATAATTGTAAAAATGGAAAGCTACGGCAATCTTTACGCTGGCTTTACTAAGCTTAATATACAGGGTGGTGTTGCTATTCCAATCGCAGATATTAAGCCTGTAGCTAAGTGGGTAGGAGAAAACAGTAGCGAAGACCAGAAGCTTGGTGCTAATAACTCGATTGTCTTTAATTATTATGGTATAGAGGTAAAGATAAGCCAGAGTATTCTCGTCAATGTTACTACTTACGAAATGTTCCAGAAGCTCTTTATCCCTCTCGCAACAGAGGCAATTGTTAAGGGTATAGAAATAGCGGCAATTAATGGCGAGGGCGCAGACGGCAGTAAAATGCTTGGCGTTACTAAGGACACAAGAGTTACTAATGTTGCAACACTTACAGAAAAAGAAATCTCGAGTTGGAGTGGCTGGCACAAGAATGTTAAGAAAAAGATTAAGAAAGCTTATAGAGATGGAATATTTATTCTTAATCAGTCGACTTTTGATAGTTACATAGACGGAATGGTAGATAGCAACGGACAGCCGATAGCAAGAATTAATTATGGAATAAATGGTGAGGAAAGCTATCGTTTTATGGGACGTGCTGTCGAGACAGTAGAAAGCGACATACTCCCAGACTATGATGATGCTTCGGACGGCGATGTTATCGGAATTTATATGAAACTTTCTGATTATGTATTTAATTCTAATATGGCTATGACTGTGGTTAAGTGGACAGACCACGATGATAACAAGGTTAAAAACAAGGTGATGATGATTGTGGACGGCAAGCTTGCGGACGCCAATGGTGTCATTCTGATTAAGAAAAAGGTACAGGAAGTGTAATGCAGGCTGATTGAGAGGTGCAAAATGTTAAAAGAAGAATTGGAAGCTCTTACAGTCGAAGAGCTTAAACAGATGTTAAAAGACAAAGGACTTGACGAAAAGGGCAAGAAAAGCGAGCTTGTAGAGAGAATTCTGGCAGCAGAAGAAGCAGATACAAGTGAAATTCCGGCAGCAGAAGAAGCAAATACAAGTGCGAATGTGTCCAATTCGGACACAAGCAAAGACACTGTAACTGTTAAAGTGGTAGACACTTACAAAGATAAGGAAAGAGGAAACACCCAGCGCATTAATGACACATTCGAGGTTAAAAGTGAGCGTGCAAAACAGCTTGTTGCGGCTGGTGTTGCGATAATCGTATGACAGATATTGTTAATACTATAAAGGGCGCAATGCGAATGAGCATTGCGTCTGACATAATAGACAGCGATATATACAATTGTGTACAAGCTTGCAAAGTAGATTTGACACTTGCAGGAGTTAAGAAGCTGGACGACAGCGACCCACTCGTGTTAGCGGCAGTTACAGCGTACGTTAAAGCGGATTTTAATTACAATAACCTCGGCGAACGCTACAAACTTACTTACGACACATTAAAGACACGTCTCGCGCTGGCAGGGAAGTACAATAAAGAGGTCGAAGATGATAACAGAGATAACGCTAATAAGCAGAATTAACGCAACAGAAGACAAGAAGACTAAAGTGCTTGCGGAGATAGAAAGCATAACACAGAAAGAGTTTTCCACCGCAGGAGAAAAAGGCATAAAACCAGCATTTAAAATTGTAATGTGGCGGCACGAATATAATAACGAGACAGAGCTTGAGCACAATGGACAACGCTTAACAGTATACAGGACATACGACAAGATAACAGAGAATAAAATTGAGCTGTATACAGAAAAAAGGGCAGGCAGAAGATGAATGAAGTTATAAATGTAGATGATACTGCAACGGCTATAGCACAGGCACTTACAGAGTATAACCAGGAAGTAGCGGACAAAACTAAGAAAGTTGTAAATAAAGTTACACGCGAAACTGTAGAGACTCTGCAACGCATAAGCCCGAAGCGTACAGGAAAATACGCAGAAAACTGGACGAGAAAAAAAGGCTACGAAGACACGCGAACCCGAAGAAATACAATTTACAATGATAAGAGATACCAATTAACACATCTTTTAGAGTTCGGACACGCTTCCAAATACGGCGAGGTTAAAGGAATTCCACACATTTCCATAGCCAACAAAGAAGCCCAAACTAAGTTAGAACAGGAAGTTAGAAAGGCACTTGAATGAAAGAAAATGTAATTATACAGCGAATTAAAGATGTAGGACTTCCTTATACAGAAGTAGAGTTTAAAGAGACAATAGAAACGCCATTCCCAGAACTTCCATATCTGATATATATTAAGCCGTTAATAGAACTTAGAAAAAGTGATGACGGCATTATGTTTATTAAACGCATTAAAATGGCTATAGAGCTGTACACGGACAGAAGCCCAGATGAGAAGCTGGAAGAAAAAATAGAAAAAGAGGTATTAAAAGATACAGAGTACACTAAATACCAAACCAAGCTCGAAAACGAGGACATTACACAAACAGCATATGAATTTAACTTAATAGAGAAAGGAAAAATAAAAAATGGATAGTGAAAGAATAATATTAGGGAGCGGCAAGCTTTATTGTGTGCAGTTTACAGGTGAAATCCCAGAAGACGCAGTTATAGAAACAGAGGAAAATGAGCTTGCACACATTAAAGGTGGCGCAAGCTTAGAATACAAAGCAGAGAGTTACACAGCTGAGGACGACCTCGCGCTCGTAAGAAAAACAAGACTAACTAAAGAAGAGGTAACCTTAAAAGCAGGCTTATTAACTTGGTGTGGTAATACACTTAAGAAGTTGTGTTCAACGGCGAGAGTTACAGAAACTAAGATAAAACGAACTGTTAAAATAGGCGGCATTAAGAACCAAACAGATGAAAAATATCTTCTTCGCTTCTTGCACGAGGATAGCGAAGACGGCAATATACGAGTAACGATTGTTGGCAAAAATGAAGCAGGATTTAGCTTTAGTTTTGCCAAGGACGCAGAAAGCACACTTGAGCCAGAGTTTAGCGCACACCCAATGGACAAGGACGGAACATTAATAATCTTTGAAGAAGATATTATAGAAGAGGTATAAAATGGCAAACAAGTACTTTGATTTTGGAAAATTAAAAAGAAGCTTCTACAACACTAAGTTATATGACGGCACAACACTAATCGTGGAAATGCCGAAGAAAAGAACATTCGAGAAAATGCAGGAAGTGGCAGAAGCGGATAAAGATGATAACAGTATAGAAGCTTATAACAAGCTCCTGGAGCTAATGGCGGAAATTCTTAGCAATAACCGCAACAAGAAAAAGATAACAGTTGAGTATCTTGAAAAAGCAGGATATACAATAGAAGATATTGTTACATATATAAGCAATTACACAGATTTTGTTAATTCTATATCAAAAAACCCAAACTAAAAATACCGCGCTGTCCGATACAGACAAACAACGATAGCAGTGCGGTACACTACGAATTACAGACATTACCAGAAAAACTGGTTATAGATTATCTTAATATCTCTATATGTGATGTGCAAGATATGCCTATAGACCTGTATTTATTCTTTATGCGAGAAGCTTTTATTAGCAAAATGCTGGAAACGAAAGAGGGACAAGAGTACCTTGAGAACTGTTGGCGATTAGAACAGACCAAGCCAGACAGGCAGAAGATACGCGAAAAAATGAAAGAGCGATAATTGGGGAATATTAAAGGAATTACAATAGAAATTGGCGGCAATACAACCAAATTGTCGCAGGCGTTATCTAATGTAAATAAAGAGAGCAGTGCATTACAAAAAGAACTTAAAGAAGTAGATAAACTGCTTAAACTCGACCCGACCAACACGGAGTTACTTACCCAAAAGCAAACTTTACTTAAAAATGCAATTGCAAGCACAAAAGATAAATTAAATACACTTAAAGAAGCGGAGAAACAGGTACAGGAGCAGTTTAAAAATGGCGAGGTATCCGAACAGCAGTACAGAAGCTTACAACGGCAGATAGTAGCGACAGAACAAAGCTTAAACAGCTTATATAAAGCTACAAGTAATAGTTCTGTGGCTTTGGAAAAAATAGGAGCAGGAGCGGACAAGCTATCCGACAAAGCAAGCAACTTATCTAACAAGCTAAAGCCTGTAAGCACTGCGGCAATCGCCGCAGGAACAGCAAGCTTGCTTGGAGCTTCTAACTTCGAGGACGCTATTGCTAAGGTATCTACAATAGCAGACGCAAGTGTCGTAAGCATAACAGATATGAGCGCGGCAATTATGAAGCTGTCCAACGACACAGGACAATCCGCGACAGATATAGCAGAAGCAGTGTACAACGCTATATCGGGCGGCGTAAATACTGCGGACGCCGTGACATTCGTGGCAAATGCCACGAAACTTGCGAAAGCAGGTTTTACAGATACTGCAAATGCTACAGATATTCTTACAACCGCATTAAATGCCTATGGGCTGTCTGCGGAAAATGTTACAAGTATAAGCGATATGCTTATAACAACCCAGAATTTAGGTAAGACAACTGTAAACGAGTTAGCGAGTGCAATGGGTAAGGTAATTCCAACGGCGAACGCTAACAACTTACAAATGGACCAGCTTTGTACAGCATACGCAGATATGACCGCCAAAGGTATAGCGACCGCAGAAAGCACAACTTACTTGAATTCTATGTTTAATGAGTTAGGCAAAGGCGGCACTACAGTAGACGGCATATTAAGAGAGAAGACAGGAAAATCTTTTGCAGAATTAAATGCGAACGGCGCAATTTTAACGGATAGCTTGCAAATTCTTAAGGACAGTGCAAATGAGACTGGTAAGAGTTTCGGCGATTTGTGGAGCAGTTCGGAAGCTGGCAAAGCGGCTACTGTGCTTCTTGGTAATAGTACAGAAGAATTTACAGACATTCTCGAACAAATGCGAGACAGCACAGGAGCGACAGGTGAAGCGTTCGACAAGCTTGATACAGATAGTAATAAAGCTAAGATTGCACTTAACCAAGCCAAAAACGCCGCTACAGACCTCGGCACGCAGGGACTTGAACTTGTAAGACCTCTGTTAGAAAAAGTAACAGAAAAGATAAAAGAGTGTACAGAGCATATCGCTGGAATGTCGGACGAGCAAAAGCAGACATTAGATAAAACTATAGGCGTTGCGGCAGTACTAGCACCTCTTGCACTTGTAATAAGCAAAGTGTCCTCTACTGTTAGCAATGTAACGCAAGTATGCAAGGATTTAAGACCAGTTATATTACTGCTTAATAATGCAATAGCGGCAAACCCTATTGTGTTAGTTATTGCCGCAATAGTTGCACTAATAGCAATTCTTGTGACGATGTACAATAAATGCGAATGGTTCAGAAATGGCGTAAATGACATTTTTGGGAACATTCAAGAATTTGTATCCGGTGCAATAGAAAATGTAAAAACGTTTATAGAAAATATCTGGACGAAAATACAAGAAATATGGGGTTATATAGAACCTTATGTTCAGACAGCAAAGGACTTTGTATCACAGATTATAAGCGACATTACCCAGATATTTTGTGACGCTTGGGAGATTATCAAACTTGTATGGGATCTGGTTAGTCCATACTTTGAGACGATAATTAATAATATTAAGATATACTTTTCGACTGTTAGCGAAATTTTAAGCATTGGTTTTAAGCTTGCGTGGGAGATAATTAAAAGTATCTGGGATTTAGTTAGCCCATTTTTCTCGGCGGTTATAGAGACAATAAAAAGTATCTTTTCGGTAGTTGGAGAAGTTCTAAGCTCTGGATTTAAACTTGCTTGGGAAATTATTAAAAATGTCTGGAGTGTTGTAGGTGCGTACTTCTTAATGGTATGGAATACCATAAAAAACATCTTCGCAGTAGTTAAAGATGTTTTGTCGGGCGATTTCGCAGGTGCTTGGGAAGCGATTAAAAATATCTTTGCAGGCTTCGCTGATTTTTTTTCGAGCTGTTGGGAAGCAGTTAAAAATATATTCGGGGCAGTTATAGAATTCTTTGGAAACATCTTCGGGTCTGCTTGGGAAGCGGTTAAAAATGCGTTCGCGAATTTTGGCGATTTTTTCGATGGCCTGTGGGGACGAATTAAAGATACATTCTCGAACCTGGGCGAAAGTATCGGCGACGCAATAGGAAGCGCAGTAAAAACAGCAATTAACGGCGTAATCGCAACAATAGAAAATACGATTAACGGCGCAATAAGATTAATTAATAAAGCACTTAACCTTATTAATAATATTCCCGGTGTAAACATTCCGAACATACAGGAATTAGACTTGCCACGATTAGCTCACGGCGGCGTTATCGCCGAGGGCGACGCGCTAATCGCCGAAGCGGGTCCAGAGGTTGTTAAAATGGTAAATGGCAAGGCAATAGTAACGCCACTTACACCGAGTGCAAAAAATACAGCGTTAGGCAAAGAAGACAAGACTAACAACACAACTAATAATATTAATCTTAATATCGAACACTTCGAGAATAATCGACAGACAGACATTAAGGAATTAACAGAGGAAATGCTACAGACAGCAGAAGAATTAAAGGAAAGGGACGACAGAGTATATGCGTGATTATCTTAACAGCTTTACATACAAAGGAATAAATTCGCTCGATATGGGGCTTATAATTGCAGAAAAAAGCAACGCATATAACAAAGCGGATCCTGTAATCGAGACTATCAGCGTGCCAGCAAGAGGTACGTTGATAGTTGATAACAGGACGGATGAACTCGATAACCCACAATTTAATGATTATACAGAGAAATACATCTGTTATATAGATATAGATATGCTGGGGATAAGCTTAGAAGAACACGCACGCCGCTTGTATGCTTGGCTCTACAGTGGTGATATATCCTTTAGCGAGCTGTATGACACATATGATGAAGACTATTACACTCTTGCTTATGTTAGTAGCAATGCAAGCATAACAGACTTAGCACGCCGCTTATTAGGTAAAATAGAGATAGAATTTACCTGTAAAGCATACAAGAGGAGCATTAAAGGCGATAAGCTAATAACACTAACAGAAGCGACAACACTTAACAACCCAGAAGCGTTTACATCGCTTCCGTACATTAAAATCTACGGAAGCGGCAACATTACGCTGAGTATTAATAACAGGTCGCACGCCTTTAAAGATGTAGATGGATATATAGAGATAGACAGCGAACTGATGAACGCCTATAAAGATAAGCAACTGCAAAATAATAAAATGCTTACAACACTATTTCCAAAATTAGCGGCAGGAGCTAACAATATAAGCTGGATTGGAAATGTGACAAAAGTAGAAATAATACCGAGGTGGACAAAATTATGATACCAATTCTGTACGACAAAAGAGAAACTGAATTCGCAACAAACGGAATAGGGCTTCTTATAGACGCAGTAAGCTGTCTCGTTACAGAAGAACGTAACAGCACATACGAGCTTACACTTGTATATCCACAGAATGGACACCTTGCAGAATACATAGAAGAAGACAGCATTGTTAAGGCAAAGGCAAATGATACAGATGAGTTACAGCTCTTTAGAATATACAAAACAGGAAAGCAGATAGGTGACAACACAACGTACTACGCAGAACATATAAGCTACGAGCTTACCGCTAATCCTGTAGAGCACTTTAATGTAAGCGGAGTTAATGCACAGCAGGCATTAACAGAGCTGTTAAAACAAGCGATATTTCCGCACAAATACACAGGATACAGCAATATAACAACAGTAAATAAGACAAGTATAAATGAGGTTATTAGCATAAGAAAAGCGCTCGGCGGTATAACAGGAAGCTTATTAGATGTCTGGGGCGGCGAATACCACTTCGATAATTACAAGGTAGAATTATTAAAGAACCGAGGGCACAACAACGGCGTTACAATTGCCTACGGCAAGAACCTAGTAGACGCCAAGCAAGAAAAGAATATTGCTAATGTAGTAACAGCAATATTCCCTTATGCTTACTACAAGACAGAAGAAGCGGAAGAAGAGACTTATGTATCTTTAAAAGAAAAAGTACTAATACACCCCAATAGCAATATCTACGCATATACAAGATGTGAGCCTGTGGATTTTAGTGATGAATTTGAAGATGGCGAAATAATAACGCAAGACGCATTAAGAGAAAAAGCACAAAAGTACATAGATAATATGTCTATAGAACCAGACATTAACATAACCTTGTCTTACGCACAGTTAAAGAAGACTAAAGATTATAAGAATATAGAAGTTATGGAAAGTATAGCTCTATGCGACATTATTAATGTGCGAATAGATAAGCTTAATATTAATGCGACAGCTAAGGTTGTTAAAACAACATACAATTCTATTAAAGAGCGGTTCGAGAGTGCAGAGGTAGGAAGTGTAAGAACTAACTTAGTTAAACAACTTAATGCGAAGCAGAAAGAGACACAAGAGAGTATAGAGGTTAGCAAGAGCCGCGCCGAGAAGATAAAAGAAACTATAGAGAAGACAATTAAAGACGTAACGGCGGCAATTACAGGTAATAGCGGCGGTTATGTAGTTCTTTACCCGGAGAAAAATCCGCAGGAGATATTAATATTAGATACCCCGAATATTAATACAGCTAAAAATGTCTGGCGTTGGAATTTAGCAGGGCTGGGGCACAGTTCCAGTGGTGTAAATGGGACATTTACAACAGCTATAACAGCGGACGGACAGATTGTAGCAGACTTTATAACCGCTGGAAAATTAACAGGGGAAATCTTAGCGGCTGGCACTGTGTACGCAGAAGCATTAGATGTAGAGTATAAGAATTCCGTTAAGGAGTATACAGATAACGCAAAGCAAGCGGCAATTAAAACATCTTCTACAGAGATAAAGAATACAGCAGAAGAACTAAAATTAATTGCTAAGGGCATTAAAGAAGATAACACACATAATTATGTGGATAACCCTAAATTTAGTGGAAATTTTGGCGAGGATAACTTCTTGTGGGGGACGAATACAAGCGATAACACAGTTATAACGGATACAACGCTTGGCAGATGTGCAAAGTTAGTAAGATACACAGATCCGTCCTACATATATATAAATGTGGGAAAGTTGGCAGCAGGAACATACAGAGTAACATATAAAGCGGCAACGATTAAAGGGCAAGAGCCAAGGACAACAACTCGCACAAGCTTTCGTTCTGCTACTATAACAAGCCGGAGCGGACAGCTTAAATCAGACGAGTGGACAACGATAGAGAAAGATATAACAATAACAGAAGCTAACTCTAACATATTGTATATATATGCCAACAGTATGAATAGCACTTTACTGGTAACAGATGTTAAAGTGTTGGGCTTATTAAGCGTATATACAGAAACGCAAGTTAGATTAAGAGATGAATTAATAGAACTGGAAGCTAAAAGAGCAGAGACAGCTGAGGGCGAGCTAAGAGCTTCGATTGCGGTAAATGCAGAAAGTATAACAAGCTGTGTAACTAAAGATAATGTTAGCAGTTATATTAAGCAGTATTACGACAAGGTAATTGTGGCGTTTAACGACAATTCTAAATATGTGCAGATAAAAGCTGGAGAGATTGCAATTTATGATGGCGCAATCGAGGGAGAAAAATTGAGAAGTAAATTCGACCAGAACGGCAATGGTTTCTGGCGCGATGGCTACTATGTAGGAAAAATTGGTACAAACCAATGGAACGACGACAAGACACATAAAGGACTTGTATTCGATTTAGAATTGCAAGGGAAATATATGGCTTGGGCAAGGAAAACGAATACATCGGACGGCTACGATGTAGTTTTATGCTATTCGAGAGAAAATAGTATCTACTCAGACGAGGGCTTGCACTTCGGCGTAGATGTTTATGCACATAGACATAATTTGTTGAATGCTAATTTGGTAAATGCAAGCGTTAATGGCTTTATTGGACAGACTAAGAATATTCCTATTGTAACAAGCATTGTAAAAAACGATAATGGTTCAATAACGTGGAATTCTAGTTATATTACAGTAAGGGGCGGCTTGGTTACAGCTGTGCCAGCAAATGCGGAGGATATTTAGAATGAAAAAGAAGTTAATAGAAGAAAAGCAGGAAGAAAAAGAAAGATTAATAATAAAAGAAGCAGAAGAACCAAAGACAGAAGAACCGAAAGAGGTAAGAGAGGAGACTATAAAGCTTGGATAATACAGATAAAACAGAAGAAAAGCAGGAAGAAAAGAAAGTACCTCTTAATGTAACTATTACAGCGGCAAGGGCAGATATGCAAATGGCTATAGTAGATATAGAGCAGAGATATGGACTTCCAGCGTATTTAACAGATTTAATCTTAACAGCGTGCTTAAGCGATGTGAGGGATTGTGCAACGAAAGAGTTAATTAATAGATAAGGAAAGAAAAATGACGAATGTGCAGGAAATAACAGTAGCAATAGACGATAAACCGCCTTTCGAGTACATTATAAGTAAAGAGGGCGAAGCGGACAGCAGAATAATTAAAGTAGGATTTATCGAGAATAATATCGAATATAAAATCCCTGCCAACACGACAGCGAAAATTAAAATCTACAAGCCAGACGGCAACAAGATTTTAACCGATTGCACAATTACAGATAATAAGGTTGTATGCACACTAAGCGAGCAAATGTTAAGTGCGGCAGGTGTCGGAAAAGGCGAAATCTTATTGTATAACAATAGTAGCGTCCTCATCAGCGCGACATTCTACATTAAAATTGTGGAAAGTGTGTACAAAAACCACACGCTAATAAGCGACAATGACTATTTCAGCTTAAATAAGATAATGATAGAGACTATACAGGTAAGAGAGTCTCTTGAAAATGCTTATAAGATTGCGGAAACACAGGGAGAGAAAGCAAGCGAAGCGGCAGACAAAGCAAACACCGCCGCAACGGCGGCAAATAAAGCGGCGAGCGCGGCAAACACGGCAACCAGCGCGGCGAATACGGCAACTACTGCGGCAAAGACAGCAACGACAGAAGCACAGACAGCAACCGCAGAAGCAAATAAAGCAACAGCGGCGGCAAATAAAGCAACAGCAGACACTACAGAAGCTCTAAATACAGCACAGACAGCATTAAATACAGCACAGACAGCGATTAGCAACGCGCAGGCGGCAAAAGCTACAGCAGACACAGCAACCGCAGAAGCGAATAAAGCAACAGCGGCGGCAAAGACAGCAACAACAGAAGCACAGACAGCAACCGCAGAAGCCAAGACAGCAACTGCGGCGGCGAATAAAGCGGCAACAGATACCACAACAGCAATCAGTAATGCAAAGACAGCGACAGCGGAAGCGACTAAACAGGCAGAAGCGGCAAAGAAGACAACAGACGAAATGCGAGAAACTGTAACAGAAGCTAAGGCAAATGCTACAGTATATATGTCTAATGTACAGACATATGTTAATAATGCAAAAGAATACGCCGCCGCCGCTAAAACTGCCGCGGACGGAATTAGCGGCGCACTTAAGCCGAAAGGTACAGTTGCCTTTGCACAGTTGCCTGCCATTGCTTCTGTAGAAGCTGGCAGTATGTACAATATTAGCACAGAATTCACATCTACGTCCTTGTTTAAGGACGGCGGTAATATAATATACCCAGCAGGCACGAACGTGTATAAGACAACAGATAACTTCTGGGATTGCTTAAGCGGCGAGCTGAGCGATTATCTTATGCGTGCGGATATAGACGAAGCAGTAGAAGAAGCAATGCCAGCTTACACAGCAAGCACAGAATTGACAGAGCTTGTTACAGGCGAGAGCGTTAAAACTGCATTTGGAAAGCTTAAGACGGCTGTTAAGAATGTTATAACTATTGCTAAGTTGTTAGGAAGTACAGACATAAGCAAAATAGGCGGCGGTACAGTAACAGGAGCAGTAAGCGCACTGAATACAACAGCGACAGCAAGCAAGACATTGTTAGGAAGTACAGACATAAGCAAAATAGGCGGCGGCACAGTAACAGGAGCAGTAAGCGCACTGAATACAACAGCGACAGCAAGCAAGACATTGTTAGGAAGTACAGACATAAGCAAAATAGGCGGCGGCACAGTAACAGGAGCAGTAAGCGCACTGAATACAACAGCGACAGCAAGCAAGACATTGTTAGGAAGTACAGACATAAGCAAAATAGGCGGCGGTACAGTAACAGGGGCGGTAAGCACACTGAATAGCGATTTTAATAATATAGCACAAAAAATATACGCAAAGGACTTAGAAGCTTTAACGGTGGATATTAGCAATAAAACAAGGCTTAAGATTTCGTTCGCGACTGAACACGGATTTTGTCTCGTTTTCGGAGAAGCTAATCATACAGCCTTTTGCTATATTGTAACTTATACAGATTGCATAGAATTAAAGGGCGGCCGTAAAACCGAAAGGTCTGGAAACACTTGGATGGTCACGCTCGGAAATTGGGCGACTGCCACTATAATAAGAGGTAGTATCGCTGGTATGGTTGTTGCTGTCGATTAATCTACTATAAGACCTAATATCTTATAATTGTCTACCAGCTAAATATTAAATAAAAAACGCACTAACCGCAAAAAGTTAGCACGCTTTAAAATATACTTATTACAACAATATAATAGCACAACAACAGTAAAAAGTGAAGTGCGAACAAAAGTGTATATAAAAGGAAAAAGAAAAATGAAAACAAAAATCTGCGTTGCATTCGGTGCACTCGGTGGAGCAATTGCGACGGCTCTCGGCGGCTGGAATAGCTCTTTAACAACATTGGTTGTGTTTATGATTATCGACTATTTAAGCGGCATTGCTGTAGCTGGCATATTCCACGCAAGCACCAAAACGGAAAGTGGCTCTCTTAAGAGCATTGCAGGAGCGAAAGGGCTATGCAAGAAAGCAGTAATACTCTTATGTGTGTTAATTGCTTATCGCTTAGATATAGCGGTAGGAACTACATATATAAGAGAAGCTGTAATTATTGGATTTATGTCCAACGAATTAATTAGCATAGTCGAAAATGTCGGACTTATGGGCGTTCCTATGCCGACAGTAATAACTAAAGCGATAGATGTTTTACAGAATAAGAGTAAAGCAATGGAAGAATAGGAGTAAAAAGGTATGGAAAAAATTAAGTGCGGAGACTTCGCGAAGTGGAATGGCAATGTTGACTGGAACAAAGTAAAAGCGGCAGGACTGACACACGCAGTCCTAAAGGTAATCAATAAACAGCTCGAACCAGATGAGCAATTTGAAAATAACTGGCGTGGTTGCCAGCTCTCTGGCGTACACATCTGCGGCGTGTACAACTATGTATACACACCTACGATTGAGAAAGCAATCGAAGCCGCTAGGAAAGTAATCGAAATCTTAGGCGGTAGAAAAGTAACTGTATATATGGACATCGAAGATGTAGTTATGCGCTACTTAGGAAGCGGAATAATAGATATTATTAAGGCATATAAGCAGGTGATCGAAGAAGCTGGCTGTACATTCGCTATATACACGGGTATGAGTTTTTATGGTGCTTACATTAAACCTTATGCGGACGAGGAAGTTTTAAATTACAGCTATTGGATAGCAAGATACAAAGACTACGAACCTATGACATTAGCAGACGAGCCAGAAGAAAGCAGAAAGCCGCTTATTGTTAATAATCTTGTAGGCTGGCAGTACACAAGCGTAGGCAGAATAGACGGCGTAAACGGCAACGTGGACTTGTCTGAATTCTATGGTATGCACGATAATTGCGACGCTGATAACAATATTGAGCAGGAAGAAAGCAATAACAATCCTGTTAATATTACATACGCCGCTTACACAGATAAGTGGTGGGACGAAGTAACTAACCGCGAGGACTGGGCTGGTAAGTGCGATAACGTAGCAATTAAGGGGTTTGCTGTTAGAGTGGATAGAGGAAGTGTTAAGTATAGAGCACACACAATTAACGGCGATTGGCTTCCTTATGTTACAGGTTACGACATTGACGACACAAATAACGGCTTCGCTGGCGACCTTGTAAATACAATCGACGCCGTAGAAATTATATATTATACAAGCGAAGAAGAAGCGGCAAGAAATGAATGGAAGTATGTACACTATGTAGCTTCTGCGTTCAACAACGGCAAGTTCTATCCGGAACAGATAGACGACATTAAAGATAATGGTATGGACGGATATGCTGGTGTATTTGGAGATCCTATAGACAAATTGCAGATGTGGGTAGAATAAAACAACTAAATAAAAATAATCAAGGAAGAAAGGTGTTAAACTTTTCTTCCAATAAAAAAGCCGCAAGCAAAAAAGGCAAGAGCGTAAATGAATACATTAACGCTTTAATAGACAAGGAGCTGAGCGATTTCAAAGATGAATAAAAAGAGGGGTTCGCCCCTCTTTTTTAATGAAAAAATTTTAAAAATACGCTTGACAAAATAGGCGTAAGCGACTATTTTATAAGTATAAAGAGTAGTCGCAAACGACTACAAGTAAAAAGGAAGAGAGGTAATGGTTATGGAATATACATTAACAGAATTCGGAAAAGACAAAGGTTATAAAATCGGAGAGCGGGAACTCTATAGAATAATAGATATAGTATTCCCAACCAGAGATTACGGCGAGGGCTGGCACGAGGAAACTTGCGGAAACCTCTGGGAAAAGGCAGACAAAAAAAGAAACTATCTTAAGTTAAGAAGATATAGGAATTACAAAATACGAGGAGAAGAAGACCTCGGCTACTACGATTATATAAGGGAAGCTTATATAGTAACAAGCTACAGAACGGTAGTGACCGATGTAATAGATAAATATAACGAAATGGAAAAGGAGAATTAAAATGAGAACTGAAATGAAAATGACGGACGAGATAAAACTTGTAAAGCAGTTGGCAAAATTAAATATATTGTGTGTAAGGTATGTAGAAAGACATACTAATCTTATCTGTCCGACTTGGAGAGATGTGGAAAGGGTTATAACGGCTAATAAATTAACTTGCACATACAGCTACGCTGTAGATAACCTGTATAAAAATATAAAAAAGCTGTGTAAAAACAGCAACTATCTTATGAGTGAAGTGATTAAACTCAAAGAAGAAATAGAGAATAGCAATATTAAAGAACTAAGATTTGGACTTGAGCCACAAAAAAAGTTTACGGAGCTGGAAAGCGAGCTTGATATGGAGTTGACAAAGTATCATCTGCTGTATAACTCGGACACAGTAGAAATAAAAAGAGTGGTTGAGTTACTTGACGGCAAAGTAACAGAGAGCGCAATCAAGCAAGCTTGCCAGCAGGAGCGGCTGATGAATACCAAGAAAGTGGGAAATGTATGGCTAGTGAGCTTATCTGAGTGCCGCAATTATTGGGAAATACCAGACGAAGACGAAAAGGCACTAAAATGGGAGTATTAAGATAAAAACACTAAGAAACAAAAAAGAGAGACTTAAGCTAAGTCTCTCTTTTATCACGCCCTGGCGTTGCGGTTTAAAAATAAACTTAAAACATAATTAATGCAAAATCGTATATTTCAATACATATATATGTTACTGTTTATGCAATGAAATTAGTATAAAACAAAACGCTATTACTGTCAATCTAAGTTACTACCAACATAGTTGATATAATGGAAAGCAGATACCATCAGCAGTTGTAGTGAACAGTGAATTATCACAATTTAATTATGATATACGTTCGGTGTTCTTATATCCTATAAAGCCTTCAATAAAAACTGATGACTACAAAGCAGTATTTGACTCTATAAAGGAGAAGACATCAAAAAGTTATACATATAATTCAGGTGTATATGATTAT